CTTAAAAGGAGGTAACGGCTGTGGAAATCAACATCACAACTGTTGCGGCTACTATTACCGCTTTGGGAGTCATTTTTGGTGCTGTGTTCGCCATTTACAAATGGTTCCTCAAGCAGGAAAAGCAAGACCGTGACATCAAAGCCATTAAGGAAGAGCAGACCGTGCTTGTTCACGGTGTCCTTGCTTGCCTTATGGGTTTGAAGGAACAAGGGTGCAATGGCCCCGTCACAGAAGCCATTGAGCAGATCGAAAACCATATCAACAAACAGGCACACAAATAAGGAGGTAGTGCTATGACAACTTTTGAAATCGCAACCATCCCCGCATTGGCGGCAATCGTGTACACCATCATCGACATCGTCAAAACCGCTATGGGCGGAGACGAGAAGTTCAAGAGGTTTATTCCTCTCATCGCCTGCGTACTTGGCGCAGTTTGCGGTGTCATCGCATTTTACTTCGTCCCCGGTGTAATGGGTACGGAGAACTTGCTCGTTGCTATTATCCTCGGCTCTGCAAGCGGTCTCTCTGCGACCGGCACGAACCAGGCTGTAAAGCAGCTCACCAAACCCACCACAAAGGAGGACAAGTAAATGACTCTTTATAAGCTGATTCTCACTGAAAACGCCTGCTACAAGGCGGGCAGAAAAATTGCCGTTAAAGGCATTATGGTTCACTCTACCGGAGCGAACAATCCCACCCTCAAGCGCTATGTCGGTCCCGATGACGGAAGACTCGGCAAGAACCAGTACAACAACCACTGGAACACCTATCATCCGGGTGGTCGTGAAGTTTGCGTTCACGCTTTCATCGGCAAACTGGCTGATGGCTCTGTTGCCACGTACCAAACACTTCCTTGGGATCATCGTGGTTGGCACGCCGGAGGCTCTGCTAATAACACGCACATCGGCTTTGAAATTTGCGAAGACGCTCTCACCGATGCGACCTACTTCAAGAAGGTCTATACCGAGGCTGTGGATCTGTGTGTTCATCTTTGTAAAGAATTCGGTCTCACCGAAAAGAACATCATCTGCCACAGCGAAGGTTACAAGCGCGGTGTTGCTTCTAACCACGGCGACGTTATGCATTGGTTTCCGAAACACGGCAAGTCTATGGATACCTTCCGTGCAGATGTTGCCATGAAGCTGAAGGCGGCCTCTACACCCACGACTACCGGAAAGCCTACTACTTCCACTACCACAACCGTTACCACCGCTATCAAGGAGGGTGATAAGGTGGAGTTCAAGGCTGAAGCTGAAACCTACAATCCTACCACCAAGACCATCCCTTCCTGGGTGAAGAACTACTATCACATCGTAACGCAGACCACCTACAAGGGTAAGCCTGTTGTGAAGGGTGGCAAGACTTGCGTTCTGCTCGGCAAGAAGGTCAAGAAGGACGGTGGTGAGATTGTTGCAGGTGTTAACACCTGGACAGCAATCGACAACCTTAAGGTTGTATCCGGTGCGGTAAAGGTTGAGGAGACCTACCGCATCCACACCGTAGTCCACGGAGACACGCTGTGGGCGATTGCCAAGAAGTATCTCGGTGATGGAAACCGCTATCCTGAAATCGTAAAGCTGAACGGTCTCAAGTCCAATGTGATCTACAGCGGTAACAAACTGAAAATCCCTAACTAATACTTTGACGCCCATCGTTCCTTTTCAGGTTCGGTGGGCGTTATTTTTTTGCCCAAAATAAAAAAGTTATCTAAAATACCTCCCCAAAACAGCCTTGAAATCTCCGTAGACATGAAGGAGGTGTTTTCTTTGACCAATGAACAGAAAAACATCATAACCTCTATGCGCGGAGAAGGATACGGTTATGCCGCCATTGCGAGTGTCTTGGATATCTCAAAAAACACAGTAAAAACCTTCTGTAACAGAAATGGTCTCGCCGGCAAACGGCAGGAAGAAAACAAACTGGTTCTTCCTGAAAATGTTTGTAAATATTGTGGCGCATCTTTAATTCATACGGAGGGTCATAGAAAGAAGCAGTTCTGCAGCAAGAAGTGTAGTAACGCTTGGTGGAATGCCCAAGCAGCAAAAAACACAGCAAAGAACAAGGCACATACCTGTCCCGGCTGTGGAAAAGAGTTTTATTCAAGTGGTAAGAAAATCCGCAAATACTGCACCTTTGATTGCTACATCAATGACCGCTTTCATAAGGGCGGTGATGCCGTATGACAAAAGCACAATTTGAGCGTGAACGGCTATATCAACTTACAATGGCAACCTTCAAAACTCTCCTGGTTCGAGGCACGATAACAGCCGATGAATACGGCATAATTGATACAAAGATGCGGGCAAAATACTCTCCATTATTAGGTAGTTTATACCCTCAAAATGACTTGATAAATCAAGGAAATGACGGTAATATGTGTAACACCGAAGATGTATCTGATGGTGACTAATAAAGGAGGTGTTCCGTATGAAAAAGACAATACGGGTTATTGAACCCACCATACCGCTTCTCAAAAAGAAAAAGCGTGTTGCTGCGTATGCTCGTGTTTCTTCCGGCAAGGACGCAATGTTAATGTCCTTGTCTGCACAGGTCAGTTACTATAGCGAACTGATTCAAAGAAACTCCGAATGGGAATACGCAGGGGTCTATGCCGATGAAGCAACGACCGGCACAAAAGAAGACCGTACTAATTTTCAGAAACTACTTAAGGCTTGCCGCAACGGTGAAATCGATATTATTCTTACGAAGTCAATTTCAAGATTTGCGAGAAATACTGTTACATTGCTCGAGGCAGTTCGTGAACTAAAAAAGTACGGTGTGGATGTTTATTTTGAGCGTGAGAATATACACTCTTTAAGCGGGGATGGTGAGTTAATGCTGACCATCCTCGCTTCTTTTGCCCAGGAAGAAAGCCTATCCGCAAGCGAGAATCAGAAGTGGCGCATCAAAAAGAACTTTGAGGAAGGTAAACCCTGGACCTATGGAATGTTGGGTTACCGCTACAACGGTGAGTATTATGAGTTAATCCCGGAAGAGGCAGAGGTGGTGCGTAAGATTTTCGCATACTACCTTGAGGGACTTGGATACAACGCAATCTGCAAACGACTGAACGCTGAAGGTATAGTGACCCGAAACAATAATAAATGGTCGCAGAACAGCGTTTCCAAAATTCTCAAGAACTACACCTACACGGGAAATCTGCTGTTGCAGAAAACATTTCGTGAAAACCACATCACTAAAAAGACCCGTGTGAATCGTGGCGAGCTGCCGAAGTACCACGCAGAAGACACCCACGAGGCTATCGTTGACATTGATACCTTTATGGCGGTGCAGAACGAGATGGCACGAAGACTAAAGGGGTTTGAACATAAATCCCAGGTTCAAAAGACATATCCATTCACACACAAAATGGTCTGCGATTGCTGCGGAGCTTATTACCGCAGAAAAATCACAAAGACAAGAGTGGTTTGGATCTGCGCTACATTCAATCAAAAAGGCAAAGCCTTGTGCCAACAATCCAAGCAACTGCCGGAAGAAACGCTTATCGCACTTTGCAACGATGTTCTCGGTCTTGTGGAGTTCAACGAGCAGATTTTTATAAACAAGGTTTCCAAAATCCGCATACTTGATAACAACCGAGTGCAGTTCCTTCTTTCCAACGGCAAAACAGAGGAACGAACCTGGAAAGACCGCTCAAGGTCGGATAGTTGGACGGACGAAATGAAGGAAACCGCACGGCAACGAACACTGCAACGCTACGCACCAAAGGAGGTGGAATAATGGCAAGAGAAGTAAGAGTAATCCCTGCCAGTGTACACAAATTTACGACCGTTCCTTTCGGCTCTACGGTAAGGAAAAAGGTCGCAGGCTACGCTCGTGTGTCAACCGACCTTGAAGAACAGCTCACAAGCTACGAGGCGCAGGTGGATTACTACACCAAGTACATTCAGAATAATCCTGATTGGGACTTTGTTGAGGTGTACACAGATGAGGGCATTTCAGCCACCTCCACCAAACGCAGAGACGGCTTCAACCGAATGATTCAAGATGCCTTGGATGGCAAAATCGATTTGATTATAACCAAGTCGGTCAGTCGTTTTGCCCGAAACACAGTTGATACCTTGACCACTGTTCGTCAGCTCAAGGAAAAAGGCATCGAGGTATACTTTGAAAAAGAGAATATTCACACCTTGGATAGCAAGGGCGAATTGCTTATAACCATTATGTCAAGCCTTGCCCAGGAAGAGAGCCGTTCCATTTCCGAGAACGTAACTTGGGGACAGCGTAAACGCTTCGCTGACGGTAAGGTCAGTATGCCGTATAAACAGTTCCTTGGCTATGACAAAGGCCCCGGCAAACACGGTACACCAGTGATAAATGAGAAACAAGCCGAGATTGTGCGCCTTATCTACAGGCTTTTCCTTGAAGGCAAAACACCGAGCGGAATCGCACGATACCTTACCGAACAGCAGATACCGACTCCCGGTGGTAAAACCAAATGGCAATCCGGCACGGTATTCAGCATTCTCACGAACGAGAAATACAAGGGCGATGCCATCTTGCAAAAGTGCTTCACAGTGGATTTCCTAACCAAAAAGCAAAAGGTCAACGAGGGCGAAGTTCCGCAATATTATGTTGAGAACAGCCATCCGGCAATTATTGCTCCCGAGGTGTTTGATATGGTTCAAGCCGAGGTGGAACGCAGACGCACGTTGCCTACAAGGCACAGCGGTGTTGGGTTGTTTGCAAGCCGAATTTTCTGTGGAGATTGTGGTGCAGCCTTTGGTGCAAAGGTGTGGCATTCCAACGACAAATACCGCAAGGTTATCTACCAATGCAATCATAAGTTCAAGGGCAAAGAAAAATGCTCCACTCCCAAGTTGGAAGAAGAGCAGATAAAGGAGCTGTTCGTAAAAGCGGTGAACCTTCTGATTGCCGATGCAAAAGAGATAGTCCGAAACTACGAAGAAGTACGCCCCTTAATATTTGGCACTGCTTGCTTCGATGCGGAGATTACCGAACTTCAGGAAGAAATGACCGTAACAGCAGAGCTTATTCAAAAGTGTGTGGATGAGAATGCACACACTGCCATCAACCAAGACAAGTATAAAAAGAAGTATGACGCTTTGGTTAGAAGGTTCGAGAAAGCAAAGCAACGCCTCCAAGAAATTCACGACACCAAGCGAGACCGAGAAGCACGGCGCTTACAAACCGACCACTTTATGCGTGAACTCAAAAAGCAAGAAAGCATTATTACAGAGTTCGATGAGGTCTTGTGGTACACCTTGGTTGACCGCATCACGGTTTACAACGAAACCGACATCCGTTTCACCTTCAAGGATGGAACAGAATACAAAGTATAAGAGCATAAAACGAACTCCTCACTACCATTATGGCGGTGAGGAGTTTTTCTTTTCTATCTGTTGGTCTGTTTTATCTGAATAAGGATCGAGCAATTAAAAAAGCTATAAATCCCAACCCCAAAAGTGTGTCTATCGCATCCCAACTTGCACCATCAGCAATGAAGAATATTAGCATTATAACTACAATGACTATAACAACCCAGCCACAACCAAAACCACTGCCGCCGCTACCTCCACCGGAACCACCAGATGTGCTTTTGAAAGCGTGGAAATCGTTCATATCAGGCATACATTTCTCCTCACTTTAACAGACAGCCATTGCCGGCATCTGTGTGGATGGTATACTAAGCGACTCTATGAGGTTAAGCACGTTTTTAATTGCTTTCTTTCGCTCGTACTTCTCCATTCTACGTTGAGCGCTCTTATACCTTTTCGTACCTTTTCTTGGTGGAGGAGACTCTTTTTTCTTTTGAGGAATATACACTGGGTTAAGCATGCGGAAATAATCGTGATCGACTATGTATTGAAGGTAATCAACAATGCTATTCCTTCGGGCATCGCCTTGCAGATGGTATCCACTAATTTCGCTCAAATGGTCTTTGTTTGTTGTGAAATCGTTTTTATGGTAAAGAACAATTCTGTTCTTTTTATCCAAGGCGATTTTCCATTTGCTTCGGGTTGAGCAGATTGAAATGCACTTGTTTCCCAAGTAAACAATCAAACCGTTCTTACGACAGAATTCGGTTATTTCGTTATCCTCACGTTTATAGTGTTTAACAAGAGGACTACAGTGCTTACAGAGTCTATATCCTTGTTCGTAAGCTTCGGTAAGCGTTTCAAACCACCCGATATTATCAATATCGATGTTGTGAACATGGAAGCATTCCATAGAATGGATGATTTTCCTTCTGCTGTTTTTGCAGTAATAATACATTTGTGAACCTTCTTTCTTTTATTTGATACTATCATTATAAAGAAAGATGTGTCCCATAAAACGGACTTTACCTCAAAAAAGCTTAGTATATTTAAAATTGAAACCCCCATCGGTTTGTTTTCTGTAATTTGAAACCCGCAAGATACCCGTGCAAGACTTTACACCCCATTTTCAGGGTAAAGTCTTCCTTGTATCAATCTTGATGGGATTAGGCAAAGTCAAATCATCCGAACATCGTCATCATTGGTGACACGTTCGGATGTTTGCGTTTTATAAGTTGTTAAAAAAGAGTCGTTACATGAATTGTGTAACGACTCTTTTTTAAGATATTATCAAATTACATTAACAATCACCTATGACTTGTTTGTTCTTGAACTTTTTGAAAATCACTATAGACATAATGACAAATAAAATTATACCGATAAAAACAAGTACAGATATAATAGGATAGTCAATAATAATTCTACCTAAAGTAATAACGCCATAAGTTATTGCCCACAAGGTCACAAATATAATCAATCGAACAATCCAATGAGCAGCTTTTCCTTGCTCCCTTCCAGAGATAACTCTCTTTCTATAAAGCAATCCTATAATCTTATACGATACTGCATAAGCAACAAAGGCTTCAACCGCAAGAATAATATATTCCCAAAACATATTGATAGGCAGACCTAAAGGTTCTGTAATAAGGCTAAAAATCTCTTTGTACATTTTACCTCCAATTCTATAAAATGCAAATCAGTATGTATCGATAGTTTTTTCTGAATCGGGCATTTCTGAAATTTCATCTATTAAATTAATAATTTTTTTAATGAGTTCTTGTTTACAAGCATATGAAACTTTGGAAAGCGATTCAAAATTTAGGCTTGCCAATTTTAATACAAATCCCATATCCCAATCCAAATTTGCTTCAATTCTATGTAATTGTTCGTTTGCAAATCTAATATTTTTGTCAGAATAAAAACGTAGAGCGGTAACAATATTTTTTATAACATTTATGTTTTCAATCTCAAATTCACTCAGAAGTTCGTCGTATTCCTCTTGACTTTTAACAGAAGATAATAATTGTTCTCGTATAATTAATGAGAAAAATTTATGTTTACACAACAAATTGTGTGCAGCATTCATTATTGCACTGTTGTCTTCGTCTGACTCTAACTCTACAAGTTCGCCAAATCTTTCGATTTTAATAAGGTAATATGAAATACTCAAGAGATAAATATATGGTGCCGTATCTTTTTTCTTTGACAGTATATTTATAAAATCAGACTCTTCAAGTTTAATCTTAATGCTTGTTGCATTTGTCGGAGCATCGTCTTTGGCCCACCATTTGTTATACGGATGATTATCGTTTCGCTCTTCTTCAGTAAGTGATTCGTTAGAATTGATTCGTCTAAGAAGATACATAGGTTCGATTCCGGCTTCTCGAATTCTTTCGTTAATTTCGTCAATCAATTTTTCAGGAATAGGTATCTGACGAATTACAGTATCGAAATTTTCAAACCACACTTGCTTTCTAATCTCTTCAGGTGAGTATTTAATCTTGAGCGTTTCATATATTTTTTCTATAGTTTCATTATGGTCTTTATTGTCTTGAGAGATAAAATCGAATATTTTCCACAAATCTTTTTCATCAATTGTTTCGATTGTTGCACTTTCTAATCTTGTAATAAATGTTGAACTTTTGTTAATATGTTCAGCAACACTTGTTCCTGTTATTTTATTCTGCATGCGAATTGACTTGATAGCTTCTCCGAGTTCAGGTGTTACATAAATTCTTGCCATATTACACACCTCCGTTTGTAATAATATAGTAACACAAAAGTAAATTATAGTCAATATTTTTACAAAAATATTTTATAGGTAAAAATTTTTACTAAAAAATGGGTTGACATATCGAACAAATGTGTTACAATGTCTGCACAATGAAAAAGCAGTGGCTCGCTACAACCACTGCTTTGAATCGGAACACGGTTGGTTCCTGACTTGAAAAGTAACTTAAGTCTATCATTTTTAGACTTGAATGTCAAGCATTGAATAGCAACCGAGAGAGGGGTAAATATAAATGGCAATACATAAAACAGGAGAAAAGCCTGGTAAAGGCACCTATGTTTGTATCAATTGCAATCAGAAAGTTGTTCTGGATGATCGCACAGATACACTCCCGCCCTGTCCCAAGTGTTCGGGCACAAAATTCACCAAAAATTAAAAGGGGTTGAAAAGATGGCAAAAACAGTGAAAACCGGTGGAGTAGTGCCGCAATCAGGTCAATACAGACCTGCTGGCAGTAAGACTGAGTATACTTTTGTACAGGGCAAGAAAGCTCCACCCACACCGAAAGGTTCTGCCAAATTTACAATGGTAGACAAAACGAAGCATAAAGGTGATAAATAATCTCCTTTAACAAATCGGGCTATGTATTAGATTTTACTAATGCATAGCCTTTTTTCAATTTTGCTAACAGCTATAAATAAATCACCGCCGATACACAATGTGCATCAGCGGTGTGAATTTATTGCCAAGAGATTATTATTTATTGTTATTTTTCCATTCTTCATATTCACGTTTTCCTTCTTCGCTTTCAAAAAAAGCAATTATATCAGGCAAGAAAAATCTTGCAAGTTCGCTGATGACCTCTTTCGGGATTTCTGGTCTTTCAAATTTATTTTCATTCTTAATCTCTCCGGCAACACCATTGTTGACCGGAGCTTTTGCCAAAAGTATCACCTCCTTTTATGGCAAATAATGTTAAGGCTCATAATCGATAGATAAGGGGTCTTTTCTGCTGTCATAGCCGTTATCTGAAGTATAGCTATAACTTTCGGTTGTGCGAGAAGTATATTTTTCACTACGTTCATTTTCTTCGTCAATTTTGCTTTCAATTATTTTTTTGATTTTTTCAAACACCGCTTCTGTTTTTTCTTCGTAGCACAGCATAGTAAATGCGCCATAGTATTCTACAGCTTTTTTTATATACCAATCTTTATCCGAAGCTTCTGCAATCTGTTTTCTGAGTATATTAAGCTTTTCGGTTTCTTCTTCTTTTGCTGATGCCACATCAAGGCATTCTTTCTTCAAATTCAAAATTGCCGTTTCAGTTTCTGTTTTGGTTTCTTCAAGCTCTGCAATCTGCTGTGTAAGAATATACTGTTCCTTCTCAAGATGCTTTTTGCCCTTGCCTTCGTCGGGATGATAAACTTCGATTCCGCGTTCACGGCAAAGACCGTCAAGGTACGCTCTTTCTCTTGCTTCCCATTGAATGATTTCGGTTTCGTTTCTTGATTTCCGATGATTAATAAATCCCATTTCTCTGAGAGCTTGTGTCTGCGAAGTCTGCACACTCATCCCTCTGGAATTGTTGTATGCGAGAGGTATGTAGTCTATATGAATATGCGGAACGCCTGGCTCATCGGCATGATAGTACACACCGATGAGCTCAAAATTCGGGTTTCTTTCTACCCATTTATCAACAAATTCTTTCATAATATCTTTACAAACCGAATCATCAGGACGACTGTTTTTGTTTCCGATTGTAACGATAACCTCATAGCACAAATGCTTCTGTTCGGAATTTTTTATTTTTTTGTAATAGTCCTTGATTACTCTGCGAAGATCTTTTTGTTTTTCGTTATACTCTTTTACAGCTTTATCAAAAATTCTGTGATAGGATTTTTTGATGTTTTCGTGATGCCAGGTTTCGTGTACGCCATTTGGGTCTATGTGCAATTCTTTGAGAACATATTTCGGATCACGCACATTGTGTGGCTGAACAACCTTTTTTCCATGATGAACGGATACTGTATATGCAGGGTTAATCATTAGCATTTTCCTTCCTAAATATTTTTATATTGTTTTACTTGCAACGCAAGACGCATTCCTCGTTTGCATTGTTTGAGGTTTCGGTTTCTTATGCAGAAACATCGCATAAGAAACGTTATCTCGCCATACGCTCGATAACTTTTAAAACCTCTGCACAACGCTTCTCTCGGAAGCGTGCCTGCTTTTGCCGCGCAAAAACAATAACTCAATAGTGGTTGCGCGCAGCACAACCCCATTTCGCTCCTTATGCCGGAGGGGCAGATTAGGGGTAACCATTGAAAACTCGTGATATTACCCCTAATCGTCTCAGCAAGAAAATCTAAACAATATAATTGCAGAGATTTTTCTTGCCGTAGCATTGCTTATCACGAAAAAGCAATGCACATCATCTCAAATACAGCTTTGAGATGATGGTAAGATTTGGTTGAAAATAGGATTAATTCATAATCCAATTTTCAACAAGCCTATTTCCCTCTTCATCGAAAATAAATTCGATCGTAGGAAGAGGCAGAGATGTTTCCGGAAAAACTGTTTCAGTTTTTCTTTGATCTTTATCCTCTTTTTTTGATTTAGGATTTTCATTAAAAATATTTTTTTGGGTCATTCTGTTGAATCCTTTCTGGAAATTTTTGATTTTGTCAAATTGATAATAAGAAATACTCGATTTTGACAAACACTGCCTGACCTCCCCAGTGCTAATGAACGGCGTTTGTTGAATTGAATAAAGCTGTTAGATTACATAGGGTACGCACTTTTCTATAAACGAACGGAGCACATCTTTGCTGCTCACCTCAATGACACCACGTCTTAGAGAGATTGTTTTGTTTCATTTGATATGTTGGGAACGAAAGTGCATGCTGCTTTGTTTGCCTCCTTAATTTATTTCATTCAACAGCCTCCGTAGTGTCTATCCCTGACGGTTGAACTTAAAACGGCGTTTTTGAGAATAACTTGCGCCGTGATTCTTACTCCAAACGCGATTCATCGATCAAAGTATGTAAGATTATAATGTAATTAATACAAAACATAATATTTCAGTAAATTCTTGAAATAAATGCAGTGTGAATTTAAACAAAAAACGCCGAGAAGTAGGTTTTATACTTTTCGGCGTGATAGAAATATTTGGTTGACAAATTATTCTTATATTGTTACAATAAATAAAAATTACTGAATATTAAAACAAAATGAAAACAGTTGGAATGCGTTGGCTGAAGATTTCTTCGGTGTAACAGCTTTGCCTATACTTGGCTGTTCAATTCCGACAGAGGATGAACTGCACCTTTTTCCCGACCTTAACG